GTCAAAGTGGAAAAGCGAGTACGCGAACTTCTGGACTTCAGCGCCAAGCGCTGGCCAGAACATGCCGCAAAGTTCCAAGACGCCCCTGACATTCGGTACGACGTCAAGAACCGGTTTGGTGGCCTGGCAGTGAGTGGTGGTCGTGAAGACTGGACCATTCGTCTGAACCTCATCCTGTGCTACGAAAACGAAGAGCACTTCATCAAGCACACAGTTGGCCATGAAGTCGCGCACTTGGTTTGCCGTGTTGTTCACGGCTTCACGAAGAGGGTCGAAGAAAAAGGTCAGACCGTCGTCAAGAAAGTTCGGTCGCACGGCAAGGAATGGCGAAGTGTGATGGTGGAGTTCGATCTGAAGCCGAACACGTACCACACGTATGACACCAGCTCGATTGAAATCAAGAAGCGCGCTCGATCGAAGCGTGGTGCGCCGCTGACCCCAAGTCAAACGCTCGACATGCTCAAGCGTCTCCAAACAGGATTCCGCCGTCTTGACAAAGACGCCAAGCAAGAATTCATGGACTGGTGTGAAGCTCGCCAGCTCGGCCTTGAGGAGGACGAAGAATGACTGAGGAAGTATTTGATGCGCTGGCAAAGCCAATCGTGCTGGGAAACAAATACGGGTACAGCACGAGTGCCAATGGGATTGGCAGTGTTGTTGTGGGCGCTGCAACCAAAATCACCAAGACTGGAAAAGTCACTTTAGGTGTCGAGAGCCGTCGCACGTTCTGCTATGGCAAGCCGTATGAATCTTGGGGCGAGCGTGCAGACACAGTGTCTGTTCAGTCTTACCACTTATTTCCGGTGTAATCATGGAAGAGAAACCGAGCATCGCCACGTCAACCATCGTTCTTCTCGGTGGCCTTCCGTTCGGCGTGTACTCATGCATCAAGCATGAGCTGGGGCTCGGTGATTCTGCTATGGTGCTTGGTCTGATTGTGGTGTCAGCTTTGTTGTTGCGAGCTCGCGAAAACAACGTCTCGATCTTCGCCATCCTTACTGGTGGAAAACCATCGAATGTGTTCCGCAGAATCCTCTTGCCAGCTTACGTGCTGTACACCATCATTGGTCATCGGTGGTCTCACCCAGAGACAGGACTTGCCGCCGCCGGAATGATTGCGGTGCTGTTCTTCATTGGTGAGTTCATGTCAATGAAGGAAGGGCATGATGAGCTCAAAGCCCAAGGATTTTGGTTGACACCATTTCACTTCCTTCTTGCTTTCGTTGCGTGGAGATCATGGCGGGCGCGATTCGTGCTGCTCGCAATCATCTGCATGTTTGTGTTTGAACCGGATTTGACAAGGCGGGCCGCCGCGTCAGTTTGGGATTTGCTATGGGGTCCAATCCCAAGTACACGATAGGTTGTCAAAATGAAGATGTACATCCCTGAACTCGGCGACAGAATTGTTCTGACAAAGGACTGGTCCTTCCAACTGTTCAACGAACATCGCAATAGTGGGCTCATCAACTTGCTTGGCGTCAAGTTCAAGGGTGACTACTACGTCTACAAAGGCAAACAATACTTCCATGCGTCGAAGACGGAGAACGGGTGTTGCATTTTTGGTGTGGAGTCCAAAGATGGCGACTTCAAGAAATGGAACCGTTATGACGTCATAAATGGGCGCGTGCCTGGCGTCACGTTTGTCAAGGAAACTGGTATCGAGGTTTTCCTGAAGGCTGGCCAAGTGCTCACCGTCGATCGAATCTACGTGCGAAAAGGCGCGAGCGATTTCAGCTCCATCACGTTCAACTACATCGGCGCGCCGAAGGGCTCAGGTCGCGTCAGGTTCTGGGCTAAGCTCGCTGACGTGAACACCATAGAATTCGACCTGGTAAAATAAGACTACCGCGTCACAGTACGCGATACAATGCGCCAATAATTCATTCAGCCAAATCATGAGCATTCAAACTTTCGTCCAAGCCATCAAGACCTGTGAAAGCACCAACGGTGCCGGCAAAAAAGCCATCATCCGTGCCGCACTGTTAGATCTGAGCGCAGAAGGTCGAAAGCTCATGTACTACGCCATGAACCCGTACTACACGTACGGTGTCAAGAAGTTCGATCGTCCAAAGGAGTATTCCCCCGTGGACGGCGAACTGAGCACCATCATTGATGTGCTCGACCAGCTGCGCAACCGCGAGTTGACTGGCACTGCTGCCCGCGACAACGTGACGATGTTGCTGTCCGCTTTCACGAAAGAAACCGCGTACTACCTCGAGCGCGTGATCGAGAAGGACCTCAAGGCTGGTTTCTCGCCAGACACCTACAACGCCGTCTGGCCAACTGACCCAGTTCCCACATTCAACGTGATGCTCGCCGACAAGTGCGAGGACGCCGAAGAATTCGAGAAGTACGTCACCTTCCCGTGCCAAGCGGACTGGAAGTACGACGGGGAACGCGACATCTCGGTTGTCAAGAGCGACGGCATCAGCCACATCAGCCGTTCTGGTCTCGAGGCCTTCCACATGAACGGCCTGTTCGACTCAGAACTCATGGACGTTCACGAGTACGTGAAGACCAAGTTCGGTTGGGACAACTATGTGTTGGATTCAGAACGCTTCGCGAGCGACTGGACCGACACCATGAACGCCAAGAAGTCTGGCAACGACGAAGCCAAGTCACGGATTTTCCTCCGCGCGTTTTTCATCATGCCACTGGCTGACTGGGAAGCACAGAAGACTGGCATCACGATGCGCCAGAACCGCAAGAACATCGAGGACATCCTCGAGGCTTTGCCGCACATCAAGCGCATCACGTTGTCTCAAGGTCGTGAGGTCAAGGACTATCAGGACATGACCGCGTACTGCGACGAAGTCACGACTCCTGGTTTCGACGGCCAGCCGAAAGGTCATGAAGGTCTGATCCTTAAGGACTGGGACGCCACGTACGCGTGGGACCGCACCATGGCCTGGTGCAAGGTCAAGAAGTTCTACACCGCCGACGGCATCATCATCAGCGTCGCACCTGGACGCCCGAAATCGAAGTACGAGAAGACGACAGGTCGCTTGAACTGCGTTGGGTACCTTGAGAACGGCGAGAAGTTTGAGTGTGGTGTCGGCAGCGGGCTTAAGGACTGGGAGCGTGACGACGTCCGCGACAACCCTGAGAAGTACCTAAACGGCGCCGTCACAATTGAAATCAAGTACCAAGAGACGTCCAAGGCCAAGGGTAAGGACATCATCTCGCTGCGCTTCCCAACTGTGCATCGCTTCCGTGGTCGCGACGACAAGATCGTCAACCTCGAGGACTGATATGTCTGAGAACGTTCTGACGGATTTGATCGGGGCGTGTGAGGATTCTGTGTTCTTCGCTGCCATCAGCAGAATGGGGCTCAACACCATTGGGCACCATACGCACACGACCTCTGGTCGGTTGCAGACTGTCGCTCTGACGAACGATCAGTACTCTGGAGACGGGTACTTCATTGACCGTGAAGGCGTAGAGCACGAGCTCGTAAACAAGACCTTCACCTTTCCAAATGGACAGACGATGTCTGTCCTCGTTCCAAAGGATCAGTCGTGAAACGCGTTTTGTTCTGGGTACTGTTCATCCCAATGGTCATCATCATGATCCTGAGTGATACGCTCGCTGCATTCGCCGAATGGTATGATGGAATCTGCCATAGGTTCGAAGCATGGTGCTTCGACTATCCATTCGGACGCCCAAAATGAACACAATCGAAGTTGTCACTCTTTTCCTCATGCTTGCATTACTTGGCTGCATTGTCGTCAAGTTCGTGTTTGCCATCGTTTCCTTCGTTGTGTGCTTGGCACTCGGCGCGTTGATTGCTGCCGGTGGGTACATGATCTATCGACTCCTCAAGTTGTTTAAAGTCTAACTCACCCTGTTCACCCGAGGGCCTCAGTTTCGATAAGAACTGAGGCCCTCATTGCTTCCAAATTTCAATTCAACCGGCGTCGCCTAATGTCGCCGTAAGTCGTGATCCCGACAGTCCCGGCCCTAAATACTCAAGCAGTAAACCGGAACAGGGTCGTGAAGCTCTATGACTTTTCAGCTTACGCCAAAAGGCGAGAAGCTCAGCGCAAAGCTGATCAAGTTGAGGCGCTCAAGGAACGACTCAACGAACCTGGCGCAGTCATAGAGCTCAAGCAAAGCGTCAACGACTACCTCATCCTTCATAAGGAAGTGCTTCAACAAGCGTCCTGATACCTGGATTCGGTGCTGTTACAAATAGCCTAGAATTCAGATCATGATTGCCAAATACATTCGCGTCGCTTCAGACCTACACCTCGAACAATACTACGGGGCAGATATTGACAAGATTGTTGAAGCTTGTCTTGCCCCCGATGATCGCGACAGCGCGTCAATCCTTGTTCTTGCGGGTGACATTTCATCCAAGCCCGATCAACTGGTGTCCTTCATCTCGAAGGTAGAGCCACGCTTCCGTCATGTCGTGTATGTTCCTGGCAACCACGAGTACTACAGACACGACATAACCACGTGGGTTTCGGAGACTCGCGCGCTATTTGAAGCGCACACCGATAGGACTTCATACGCGCTTGGGGATGAGGTGTTGTGTCACAACATCGACAATGTGCGTTTCATCTTCACAACCATGTGGACTGCTGGTGGCGAAGACCTGGCTGAGATGGGTGCGGTCGGCGCGGCGCTGAACGATTTTCGTATCATCGCGCTAAACGGTGAGCGATTCACCGTGCCAAAGATGAGTTACATGCACAAGAAGATGAAGGCTACAGTTGACACCTTCTTGAAGAGTAATCCAGACGCGGTGAACGTTGTTGTGACTCACCACATGCCGTCCTATCGTCTATGCCACCCACGGTTCGGCAACACCATCAATGGCGGCTTCGCGTTCAATGGCGACGCGATTCTGGCGGCGGACTACGCTCCTGACATTTGGATTCACGGGCACACCCATGATACCATTGACACCCAGTTGTTCAACACGCGAATCGTGTGCAACCCCCGTGGATACGCGAAAGAATTCGCCGACGACGATGTTGAATTCAACCGCTATAAGGTTGAACCGAAGTTCATTGAGTTGTGATCATGGAAACGCAGAACTTTCCAGACGCCCCGCGCATCGTCTTCCACCAAGATCAAGACCCTCCAAAGGTGCAGCCGTCTGAGGACATTGTGCATCTTTGGACTCTCATCAAATGTACTTGTTGCGCGATAAGACCTGGTACCCAGTGGTGAACTATGGCTGACATAATCGACTTCACCGCTAAGCGGAAACAAAAGGCAGCACCTGCGCCGAAGCCTGCCGTCACAAGCATTCAAGACGTTGCATTTGACGCCGTTGATTTCTTACTTGGTGACTGGGAAAAGTTTGCCAAGAAGAATCGTCTGAACGACTACTTCAAACAGTATTTTCCAAACTTCATCGACGCTGACAGCAAAGTGAATTACATGCGAGATCTAACAGAACTCGCGACACTGGAAGGGAAAATTGGACCACCGATCATGGTGTTCTTCCCTGGCACCATTGAGCCAGTGCAGATTGGGTGGGTTGTGCGATTCAAGATCGCAGATCACGAGGTCAGTACGCCGGACATGGCCAGTGAATGCTATGCTCGGTGCTTTGCCCTTTTGCTGTATCTGAAGATTAAGGCAGACGCCATCAATCTTGGGTTGATCGAGTAGCGTTACATTTGTTACAACTTCGGTGCGCGGATTTGTTGTACGATGCACCTACGTTAGCAACAACCAAGGTGCAAATCCATGGAAACTCTCAAGTCCGCATCCACGGCAGAGCTCAAAGCCGAACTCGAACGCCGTGAACTAGAGGCAGCCGAAGCAGCTCTTGCAGCCCGCCTCAAGAAGAACCAGCTTGTGTTTGAGCACCGTGATGTGCTGCTCTCGCTGATGCAGCATGGTCGCACGAGCTGTTCTGACGAGAACCCCGTGAACGGCAGCCTAGATCCTGGCAATGGCCGTACCGCGCCACGGTGCTACAAGTGCGCGCTTCTCAATCTGTCTGAATTCGAGCTTGACGATGTTGAGCTGGATGTAACTGTCACCGTGAGGAGCGTATGACCCAAATTGATGCGTTCAAGATGGCGCACATCGATTCCTACAAGGTCACGCACGACAAGGCGTATGACATTGAGTGGGTAGGTAAGCGTGTCGTCAAAATCTCCGGCAAACCATTCAAGTCCGGTGCAAAGATCGGCACTGTTGCTGGACTGGCGGTGCATCCAAAGACACAACGACTCTGTTTCACTTTCGTTGAGGATTCCTCGTACGTGGAAGCGTTTCGTTGTGAGCCAGTAAAGGACCAAGCGTAATGCAAATCTTCTACAAAGAAATCCCTCTCGAAGAGGGTTTCCAAATCGCTGATTTGCCCAAACACAGCCGCATTGTGGCTGGTAAGGAAGTCAGCCTTGCTTCTGGCATCGAGCTCTTCGCGTCACTGCGCAACCAACCAATCGTGTGTTGGAAGTGCAAGTGTGTTGCGGATCGTTGGGTGGCGACCCTCGGCAAGAACGACAACAAGTCAAAGCCCGTGTTGAACTTGTACGCCGTTCGCATGCACAAGACGAAGAAAGGCAACATCATTCCAAAGCTCGTGATGATGACTCGTGACCACATCATCCCAAAGAGTCATGGTGGCAAGGACCTCGTCGAGAATCTGCGCCCCGGCTGCGAGACCTGCAACGGCCATCGCGGCAGCAACATGAACAAGCGAGATCAGAAGTTCATGGACGCCAATCCGCATCTGATCTGTCCTGACCGCGCGGCTAGAGGCGCAGCCCATCGTGCGCGAATGGTCCGCGAACACGAACACGCGGTGGCGAAGCGAAAAGCTCGAAAGGCTGACGCTGAAGTTCTCGAGTTTTGGTTGGGTGACGTGACGGTGACCTGATCCCACGTTAGCCCAGCTCAAACTCCTTGTGTCGCGTACAATGCATACGTTACACAAGGAGTTTTTGCATGCAAGAGACTGATGCTCTCAAAGAATACTGTGCCCGTGCCCGTGACGTTGAGCTCTACCAAGCAGTCGCTGAGGCAGTCAACAAGCGTAAGCTCGTCACGGTTCGAACCATCGACGCACTGGACCCTATTGAAGGCGCCGACCTGATCGAAGTCGCCACAGTTGAAGGGTGGAAGCTCGTCGTCAAGCGCGGCGAGTTTAAGGTCGGTGATCCTTGCGTGTACTTCGAAATCGACAGCTTCCTGCCAGACGGTGTGCCAGCTTGGCAGTTCCTCGTCGACAAGAGTTCACGTGAATTTGAAGGCGTAAAGGGCCACAAACTCCGCACCATCAAACTGCGCGGTCAAGTCAGCCAGGGCTTGGCGTTGCCTGTTCACGTGTGCTCCCAAATTGCCGAGTACGGAACGCCCGCAAACAAGCCATATCCTGTTTGGCAGTTCAAGCTGCCTAATGGTGAAGTGCTGTACTGGGAATACGATGAAGACCTGCGGACTCTAAGGCAGTACGATTTCAGCGAGCTGCTTGGTGTCAAGAAGTACGAAGCTCCACTGCCGGCCGAACTAGTCGGCCAAGCTCAAGGTCTGTTCCCGTCCTTCATCAAGAAGACGGACCAAGAGCGCTGCCAGAACCTCAAGGCTGAGATCTTCGGCTACGATGACGTCATCGTTCCGTTCAGCGTGGATGGCCTGCCAAGCGACGCCGTTGATTCCCTGATCGCCAAGGGTGTGCTCAAGGAAGTGCAAGGGCACGCTGGTAAGGAGTACGTTAAGGTTATGCCTGCCAAGGCCGATCGCGACGCTCGCTACGAAATCACCATGAAGATGGACGGCAGCTCGATGACCACTTTCCACCGCGATGGTGAAGTCGGCGTGTGCAGCCGCAACCTGCAGCTCAAGGTGAACGACGACAACAGTGGCAACACCTTCGTTCGTATGCTGATCGACAGCGGCTTGCAGCAAGCTCTACCTCTGCTCGGCAACGTGGCAATCCAAGGCGAACTCATGGGCCCTGCCATTCAAGGCAACCGCGAGAACTTCAAGGACTTCCGGTACTACGTGTTCGACATCTTCCTAATCGACGAAGGTCGGTACGCAACACCAGCAGAGCGTCGCGCAATGTTCGATCGCCTGACTGATCTGGGTGTTGACACGTCTGGCAAGGTGTTCCACGTTCCGGTGTTGCATGAAGCAGTAACTCTGCAGGAAATCGGCATCACCTCGATCGAAGACCTCTTGAAGATGGCTGAAGGCCCGTCGCTGGTGCATGCGATCCGCGAGGGTCTGGTCTTCAAGCGAGTGGACGGCCAGTTCAGCTTCAAGGCAATCAGCAATCTGTTCTTGGCCAAGGAAAAGGACTAACATGTCACTATCAGAACAAGAGCGCGCAAAGTTGCTCGAACAACGCGAGAAGCTTGAGCAGCAAATCAAAGACTTGAAGGCTCAGCCTTTGGGCCGAACGATGGCGGCCGCACGTTTTCGTCAAGAAGATTTGACAGCGCTCGCCAAGAAAATGGTTGCCATTGACAAGAAGCTCGGTCGAGAAGTTGGCTGATCCTGAAATAGGGTTAACCTGAGATGTGGTGCGCATCGTACAATTCCACATGCACATCACATCTCGCACCAACGGCCTGACCACTGAGCAATCTGAGCTGGTCAACAAAGAAGCGAACATGATCGCGAATGAGCTACGTCTGTGGCTCTCAGATTCGGAACGTCTTGCTGTGAAGCACTGCGTTCGCGAAGATTTGATCATGTTTCACCGTAGCCTTGGGATGTCGATTCGTAATGAATACGACCTGTGGTTGCTAGACCATCACATCACAAAAATCTACGTCGCAGCTGGAATGTCAGGTGACCACCCATGTCACCCTGACAACTTCAGCTTTTCCTGCATTGAACGTCTCTGGGAAATCCTGCAATGAACATCGGAACCTACCTCAAGGAATTGGAGCTCGCACGTCCAATGCGTGTCAGAGCGCTAAGCACGGCTGCGTCCTTGATGAAAGAGGTAGGTGCTACCTTCATTCAAACGAACCACTTCGTTGAACGGTTTGCGCAACGCCATAGCAGCCCAATCGAGTCCGTTCGAAACTTTGAACTCGCTGTTCGCGTCCTGAAAACAAAGGCAACTGAATTCCCAGGCAAGAAGGTGGCGTTGAAGGTTAAGAACCACGTCTTCATCTTCGACTGCATCACGCCTGGCATCGTGAAAGCGGTGTCTTTCTGGTATACTGAACTTCCTGCGGCAGAAGCCCTCAAGGGTCGCGGTGAAATCCAAATTGAACTCTCCTGAGGAACCGCCATGAACGTTACTTTGCTCTTACTGTTGGCGCTGCCGATTCTTGGCGCTGCCTTTGTGTATCATCAGAATCGAGACAAGGGGTTCTTGCCTCTCATGAGCGTTCTTCCGGGCGCGGTGTTGGTTGCCCTTGTGTTTGGGCTTGCCTCTGCTGGTGCAACGAGCGATGTCGAGATTTTGAACGGGCAAGTAACCGGCAAGACGCGAGATCATGGAACGTACGAAGAGTCTTATGACTGCAACTGCCGTACAAAAACACGAACCGTCGGAAGTGGCGAAAATCGTCGAACCGAGACCTATCAGAAATGCGATACGTGCTATCGTACGCACTATACCGTGAAGTGGCGCTGTCAGACAACGCTCGGTGACTTCGGCATTGACTCAGAGGATAGCACGTCTCAGTCAGTGTATGGGCGACCAGATCCACAACGGTACTCGGTCATCAACAAGGGTGATCCTGTTTCGCAGCGACACTCATACACGAACTACGTACAAGCAGTTCCTGAATCTTTGTTCGCCACGATGGACAATCGAGCCAAGCAAAGCTTTGCACCACTGCTGGTGCCATACCCTGACAACGTCTACGACATCTACAAGATTGATCGCTTCATGTCGCCTGGGTTCGCGTTCACCGACGCCGCGCAATGGAGCCAGGACATCAGCATGCTACTGCGTGATGTTGGTCCAGCAAAGCAAGTAAACTTGTCCGTTGTCATTGCTAAGACCGCTGATCGTCAGTATGCATACGCCCTGCGCGAACACTGGGAAGGCGCAAACAAGAACGACGTTGTGCTCGTGATAGGTTCATTGGATGGTCAGAAGATCGAGTTTGTCGATGTTATCAGCTGGACGAAGAATGAGATCTTCAAGGTGCAATTGATTGACCGAATCCGTGACATCGGCATCATCGAACGCACACAGCTCCTTGGTGCAGTACACGATCAGATCGCCAAGAACTTCAAGCGTCGTCACATGAGCGAGTTCAAGTACTTGGACGAGGAAATCGTGCCACCAGACTGGGTGATCTGGTCTTTGGCTGTTGTTCTCATCATCGGGTACGCAGTATGCGCCCTAGGCCTCAACGGTAAACTCGAGGCTATGTACAACCGACTTACGCGTAGGTTCAAATGATTGCAACTATCAAGTCAATCTTCGGTCGTCTGTTTGTGGCAATTGGTTGGAGACGCGCGTATTCAGCCGCCACCTACGATGTGCGCATGGCAAGAGCGAAAGAATTGCGTGAACAACTGGTGCAAGTTCGCGCAGCGCATGAGAGCCTCGAGGCGCAGCTCAAGCGCTACAAAAGCACCGCAACAAAGCCCGATGAACTTTTGATTGGAACGGTCGAGCAACAACTGCAAGAAAACAAAAGAGTGATCGCTTCGGTCAATGACCACATCGAGAAACTAGAGACCTGAACCTGAAAAAGTAAGTGTTCTTTTGAATACTACCGCTCTACAATCCCCTTGTTTCACCCCATCATTCTGGAGAATCAAATGAAGCAACAACGCGGCGCCGTGAACATCGTCGTCCCCATCGTACTGGCCCTCTTGGGTGCCATCCTAGGTCTCCGCCCCGCTAACTGATCAAGGAACCATCATGTTTCAAGCACTCAAGGGCATGATTTTCGAAGATGAGGCTGGTGCCCCTTCGAAGACAGCCGTCGCTCCTCAACCCGTAAAGCAAGGCTTGCCGACAGACGCAGTCTCTGCCGCTCCAGTTGATGACCAATTCGTCACCGCGCTGCGAGGCGCAATCAAGTCGCGCAGCTCAGCGTTTACTGCGCTGTTGGCAACGGCAGACAAGCTGGCTAACGTGATCCCTGACGCAAACATGCGCCTCAAAGCTGCGTTCGCAACGCTTGAGGGTCGCGGCCTGAAGGAAATCCTCGGTGCCATCGACGTCCACGCTGCTGACCTTGAAAGCCAGCGCATGCAGTTCACACGCCAAGCCGAAGACGCTTCAAAGGCGGCAATCGGCGCTAAGCAAGTTGAACTGGACAGCATCGACCCCAGCATCCAAGTTGCACAGTCTCAGATCGAAGCGCTGACCCGACAAATCGGCACGCTGACTGACAGCATCGCCCAGAAATCGGCACGCAAGGCTGAGC